GCGAGCACTTACAATAAGACTACACTAAGTAGACTTTTACCATTCTCTGGTTGAAGGTAGGCAATACCTTGACCAAGCTTAAACTAGAAATTTCACGACAGCTAAATGTATGGATAAACCCAGCTCTGTCACAGTGACTCAAAGTTTCTACTCTTTAAGTTTAGCATTTACTATGCTTGTGGAGAAGGATTTAGCCATTCACGATAAGACTCAAGCAATGAGAGATCTAAAACTTCAGATCCTTCATTGAATCCCATGATTGGTTTCTAAACAACATCATATCATTTCCGCCTTTAGGCTTCTTAGCCTTCTGAGCTTCAATGAACCACTGTAATACTTCAGTGGGTTTAGTTGTAGATTCCTCAATCAATGGATTGTCACGTGCGGCATGAAGACGATCAGCAAGTTCGTAATAAGACTGAATTGAAATCCATTTGAGATAAATCTCATATAAAGAATCAATAGTCTGATCACGTAACATTACTGACGGACCGGCTTTAAAGCTTCGTAAAATAGGGTCCCAATCAGGGGCACTATTAAGGAACACTTGGAGAAGAACTCTCTCGAGCATTCTTCCTTGTGGTCCTCCAGTTGCATCACCATAAGCCTTCTCAAAATAAGAGAAAGCAGGTTGCATCTGAATTCGGACAACTTTTAAAGCTTGGGCCCTTTTCCAAGCGGGAGTCAAGCGTTTCTCTAAGCGATTAATCTTTTCGATTAAAAGCTTTTTGAGATCAGGCTCAACCAGCAATGTTAATTGCTTACGCTCGGAAATAGTCATTTCTTCAGTTCTATCCTTTATAGCATCAACAAACTGAGACGAAAGTCTTTCAGACTTTATGAAAGTAAGATCTTTGAGAGAAAGATTTATCTTCGCTCTCATAGCGCTCATAATCAATGGTCTAATTTTACCTTTAGAAAAAAGGTAAGAATGTAGAGCACCGAAAAGGGCGAATGAGTCAGAGAAGATTCTTTTATCTCAAGGATGTTGTTTCATAACAGTAGAAAGCACGCTCAGCGGCTTCTGCTTAAAGGAACTATCCTTTGAAAATAATCCCAGTCCTAAAGACAATCGACCTCTTAGGTTATCCAAAGAGATAAATTGTTTTCAGGAAAGAGGAGTAACCTCGTGGTTTCCCACTGCGGTTCTCTTGGCGAACTCTACCACTGGTTTGTGTGTAGAGACGACGGATTTCTTTTCATTGATAGGAACCCCAATCAAATCCATAATTCTTAAGTATTCCTTAGATAATTCCGAATCAAAGATTTGGATATCATCTCCAAGAACCTCATAACGAGTTTCTCAGGAAGAATAATTAAGTGGATTTAATCTCCAAGAAGCATACTGCATTATCATATGATGAGTCAATGCGAGCATATTTCATGAAGAAAGCGCTCCCATAGGTTGACCAACTGCATACCCTAGACAAGAAACTTGTCCATTACGGGTCTCGTGATTATAAACACGATCAGTCAATACCTTACCTCAAGCTTCAGCTGCCTCTTTACCAATAAGTGGAGATAAAATCTTCACTTGAAGGTATAATGGCAATCGATCCGTAGCCGCACTAAGATCATATCC